GGCATTTGCTAAATGTTCTGAATCTATGTATTATTTTGAAGCAGAAGATTTTTGTAAATTTGCATCTTATATGTTAGAGGAATATGATTACATATTTTATGTATCTCCTGAAGGTGTAGAAATTGAAGATAATGGTATTAGAGAAACCAATGCTGATTATAGAAAAAAGATAGATGAAGAAATTCAACTATTGATTACTAAATATAGACATAGGATTAAAAATCTAGTTGAAATTAGTGGTTCAACAGAAGAACGTATAAAATTAATTAAACAAGCAATTTCTTTGTGATATTTATAACAAAAATATACTATAATGAAAAAATCAGAATTAAAAGATACCATTAAAGAAGAAATTTTAGAAATCCTTGCTGAAGCAGATCAAGAGGATATTAATGCCCAAGCTGATTTAAACAAAGAATTAGAAGCAACTAAGGGCCATAGAGATGATTTAGGAGATTCTTTATCAGAAGGTACTTGGTCTCTTGGAAAAGCCTCAGACATAAATATAATTTTAACTCAACTTCAAGATATATCAAAAAAAGCATATAATATAGTAGGTGATGATCAATTTTATAATGGTATAGATAGTGCAATACAACGTGCTGAAGAATTAATGATGAATGCTCCTTTAAATGAGGAAGATGAAGATGATATGGATAAAAAAGCTATGTCAGCAGCTAAAAAAGGTGATTCTGTATCTACTATAGCTACTAAACTCCAACAAACTACTAAAGAAATGAAATCAGTAGTTAAAAAATGGAAAAATGCTGATGGTGCTGAAAAAGAAAGGTTAACTAATCGTTTAAGAGAGTTAACTAAAATTAAAAAAGAACTTGAAGGACTTCTTTAAAAATATCCAAACACTACTTATTGTAGTATTATTAATTGTTATCTTCCTTATGCGATCTTGTGGTGGGGGAGATACTTTTACTGAACCCAAAGTTATTACGAAAGTAGAAACTAAATGGGATACACTAAGAATTGATTCTACTGTATATGTTCCAAAATGGAAAACAAAAATAGTTACACAAGTTGATTCTATTTTAGTAAATATACCTATTGATACCTTAGAAGTATTAAAAGATTATTATGCTAAAAATGTTTTTGTAGATGAAATTGTATTAGATTCATTAGGTATTATAACAATAACAGATACAATTTACAAAAACACAGTTTGGAAAAGAGGAATTAAATCTAATGTTTTAATCCCCAAAACAACAATAACTGAAGAGATATATCTTAATAATAGAGAATTTTATTGGGGATTTGGTTTACAAGGAAGAAGTGACCAAATTAATTATTTAGGTGGTGAATTGTTATATAAAGATAAGAAAAAACAAATATATGGTCTAGGATTAGGAGTTAATCAAGATTTACAACCCGTAATATCAGGAAGACTATATTGGAAAATAGGTAAATAATGGCTGATTTAAAAAAAGCAATAAGACAAGAATATTTAAAGTGTGCTCAAGATCCAGCTCATTTTATGAAAAAATATTGCTATATTCAACATCCTCAAAGAGGTAGGATTCAATTTGGTTTGTATCCTTTTCAAGAAAAAGCCTTACATTTAGTTAGAGATAATCCTTACTCAATTATCTTAAAATCACGTCAGTTAGGCATATCAACATTATCCGCAGGCTATTCTTTATGGTTAATGTTATTCCATAAGGATAAAAACGTGTTATGTATTGCAACAAAACAAGAAACAGCACGTAACATGGTTACGAAGGTTAAGTTTATGTATGACAACTTACCTTCATGGCTTCAAATTAAAGCAGAAGAAAATAATAAATTATCACTTCGATTAAGTAATGGTTCAATAATTAAAGCAACATCTGCAAGTAGTGATGCAGGTAGATCAGAAGCCGTTTCATTACTGTTAATTGATGAAGCAGCTTTTATTGATAATATTGGAGAAATTTGGGCATCAGCTCAACAAACACTAGCAACGGGTGGTGGTGCTATTGTATTATCTACACCTTATGGTACTGGTAATTGGTTTCATAAAACATGGGTTAATGCAGAATCAAACGAAAATCAATTTTTACCAATTAAATTACCTTGGTGGGTTCACCCTGAAAGAGATCAATCATGGAGAGATTCACAAGATGAATTATTAGGTGATCCTAGATTAGCAGCACAAGAGTGTGATTGTGATTTTAGTACTTCAGGTGATATTGTATTTTATTCTGAATGGGTTGATTTTGTTAAAGAAACAACTATACAAGACCCGATGGAAAGAAGAGGTGTTGATCAAAATTTATGGATTTGGGAGCAAGCAGATTATTCTAGAGAATATATGGTTGTAGCTGATGTTGCTAGAGGTGATGGTAAAGATTTTTCTGCGTGTCATGTAATGGATATAGCAACCAACACACAAGTAGCAGAATATAAGGGACAAATGCCACCTAAAGAATTTGGTTATTTTCTTACAGGTTTAGCTACAGAATATAATAATGCAATGTTAGTAGTTGAAAATGCTAATATTGGATGGGCAACATTAGATGCAATACAAGAAAGAGGATATAGAAATTTATATCAATCCCCTAAATCAGATCAACTAACGGCAGAATCATATCTTAGAGTATATGAAGGTAATTCTGAAATGGTTCCTGGTTTTACTATGTCAATGAGAACAAGACCTCTTTGTATTAATAAATTTAGAGAATTTGTTGGTGATAGATCAGTAACAATTCGCTCAAAACGTTTACTAGAAGAAATGAAAGTATTCGTTTGGAAAAATGGAAGACCAGAAGCTCAGACAGGCTATAACGATGACTTGGTTATGTCATTTGGGATTGGTATGTTCCTACGAGATACTTCATTAAAGTTTCAACAGCAGAGTTTAGACTCAGCTAGAGCAGCTTTAGGAAGTATAAAATCCAATAAAACTACATATAGTGGTGGGTTTTCTGGTAATAATAATGTAAGTAATCCATATGAACAAAAAATAAATGGAGATTCTTATAATATTAAATGGTTATTATAATATTTATAAATAAATAAAAGCATGGCAGACACGGGTTTATTTTCAAGATTAAGAAGATTGTTTTCTACAGACGTAATTATACGTAATACTGGGGGCAATCAACTTAAGGTTTTTGACGTTAACAAAATACAACAATCAGGAGAAGTAGAAACAAATTCATTAGTAGATAGATTTAATAGAATTTATTCTAATTCCTCAACATCATTGTGGGGTCAACAAGCAGGATATAATTATCAATACCTAAGACCACAACTTTATTCTGAATATGATTCAATGGATACAGATGCTATTATAGCTTCTGCTTTAGATATTATTGCTGATGAATCAACATTAAAAAATGATCAAGGAGAAGTATTAGCAATAAAATCCCCAGACGAAGACATTCAAAAAATCTTATATAATTTATTTTATGATGTATTAAACATCGAATTTAATTTATGGCCTTGGGTTAGAAATTTAGCTAAATATGGTGACTTTTTCTTAAAGTTAGAAATTGCTGAAAAATATGGTGTTTACAATGTTATACCTTATACAGCCTTCCACATTGAAAGATTAGAAGGTGGTGATTTAAGCAACGTTGAAAACCCAATGGATATTAAATTTAGATTTGATCCTGATGGCATTTCAGCTTCTGATTATGGGTATTATAATGTGCCAAACCAGTTTGACCAACCAAATGCTATTATATTTGATAATTATGAAATGGCTCATTTCCGTTTATTAACAGATATGAATTTCTTACCTTATGGTAGATCATACATTGAACCAGCTCGTAAATTATTTAAGCAATATATTTTAATGGAAGATGCTATGTTAATTCATAGAATTGTCCGTGCCCCTGAAAAACGTATTTTCTACATGAATGTTGGATCTATTCCTCCAAACGAGGTAGATGCATTTATGGAAAAAACATTAAGTAAACTTAAGCGTACTCCTCACGTAGATGAAAAAACTGGTGAGTATAACTTAAATTATAATATGCAAAACTTGTTGGAAGATTTTTACATTCCATTAAGGGGTAATGATGCAAGTACTAAAATTGAAAGTGCAAACGGTTTACAGTGGGATGGTATTCAAGATGTTGAGTATTTAAGAGATAAATTATTTGCTGCTCTTAAAGTACCAAAAGCATTTATGGGTTATGATGAAAATACAGATGGTAAAGCTACATTAGCAGCACAAGATATTAGATTTGCTCGTACTATAGAACGTATACAAAGAATTGTAGTATCAGAATTATATAAAATTGCTTTAGTTCATTTATATACTCAAGGTTACAAAGATGAACAGTTAGCTAATTTTGAGTTATCATTAACTACACCTTCTATTATTTATGATCAAGAAAGAGTAGCATTAATGAAAGAAAAAATGGATTTAGCTGCTCAAATGGTTGAAACTAATTTATTCCCATCAGATTACATATATGATCATTTATTCCATTTAAGTGAAGATCAATATGATGATTACAGAGATCTAATTAGAGAAGATGCTAAACGTAAGTTTAGAATTGATCAAATAGAAGCTGAAGGTAATGATCCTGTTGAAACTGGTAAATCGTATGGTACCCCTCATGATTTAGCTTCATTATATGGGAAAGGAAGAATGTATTCAGATCCAGGTGGAGTACCAAAACCTGAAGAGTACGCTAAAGATGATAAAAATGTTTTAGGAAGACCAAAAGAAAAAGCATCTAAAAGAAATACTCAAGATGATAATTTTGGAAAGGATAGATTAGGAGTCAAAGGTATGAAAAAAGATTACAATGATACCAATAAATCAGGTTTAGCTTTAGAAAATAATCTCCAATTTGCTAAACATCAATCTATGTTAAAATCAATTCCTACGGGAAAAAAGTTAGTATTTGAACAAAATAGCGAAAAAAATTCGCTACTTGACGAATCAAACATTAAGGAGTAATAATTTTAATATATTTATAAAAAAATAAGTATTGATGTATATAAAACATTCGAAATTTAGGAACACAGGTATTCTATTTGAAGTAGTAGTAAGAAAAATTACTTCTGAAACCTTATCAGGGAAAGATTCACCTGCAATAAACATTTTAAAATCCCATTTTGTCAATACTGAATTGGGAAAAGAGTATAAATTATATGAAACTATTTTTAACTCTAAAAACTTAGACCCTATCAAAGCTTCTGCGGTGTTAGATACTTTATTGGAACAGTCTAAAAAATTAAATAGAACTAGAATTAGAAAAGAAAAATACAACTTAATAAAAGCATTAAAAGAACATTATAATGTAGAAGGTTTATTTAAATCTCAACTTAATAATTATAAGGCTCAAGCTGCTTTTTATACTCTAATTGAATCTTATAACACCAAAAAATTAATTGATCCTAATCAAATTATAGATAATAAAGTAACTCTTTTAGAGCATTTAACTTCTTCAAATGTAGAAAGAGAAAATGTAAGAGAAGATGTAATGGAAGAATTTAAATCTCAAGATAAAGATATCCGCACACTTACTTATTATGTATTATTAGAAAAATTTAATGATAAATATTCTTCATTAAACAATAAACAAAAATATATCCTTAAAGAATTTATTGAATCTGTAGATAATACACCTCAATTAAAAGAATTCTATAATAAAGAAGTTAACTATATTAAAGAAGAAATTTCTAAACAATTAAAAAATACTTCTAGTAAAGTAATTAAAATTAAATTAGATGAAGTTTCTTCGCTAATTAAAGAGTTAGATAAAAGAACAGTTATCAAAAGTGATCACTTAGTTGATTTGTTACAATATCATTCATTATTAGAAGAATTAACAAAAGCAAATGGATAAAATCGTTAACAATATAGTTAAAAAACTTATATCTGAAATTAAAAAAGAAGATATTGATCCAAAATTAATAGCTTGGATTGAAGATAAATATGGTCCATGGAATGATAGAGACTTTATATCTGATAGTGGTGATACTTATTTTAAAACAGATAAAATAAATAAAGAAACAGGATCAGTATCTCATACAATAATTAGTTTACCATCATTTTCTGAATTAATTAAACAGTTAAAAGCAACTAGAGATGCTGCTAATGAGTTAATTAGAGGTGAATCTGTAAGAGATGATGAAGTATTAAGAGATATATACAATGAAATAAGAAAAGAATTTAATAAATTTAGAACCCACCTAAGAAAAGAATACCCAGCATTTTATTCCCAACTAAAAAGACAACTTACAGAAGAAGAATTAGAAGAGATGTCTACAACAGGTGGTGGAGCTGGATCAGCCTCATTTACCCCAGGCACAGGAATGCAATATGCAACTCCATACGCATTTAAAAAAGTAAAAAAACAAAAACTACCCGAATCTAAAGACCCAGGAAAAGATTTAGGACCTGGTCCTAAAGCAAGTGAAAATGGAGTTAAAGATAATGCTTATGTAAAGCAATTTGGTTATAAATTAGTACCAAAAAAGATTAAAGGATCAGGTTTAGAGGTAAAACAACTATTCGAAAAAGAAGATGCTAGTGATTTCCAAAATAGAAGAATTCAAGCATTTGATCGCATTGAACAAGAAATGAATGATATTTATAAAATGTTGAGCAATGCCAAAAACGAAACTAGTGATTATTATAATGAAAATCCTGGTTCATATTCTGTTGTTAAACCTACTGATTTAGTTTTAGACTATATAAAAGATATTAAAGACTTATTAAAAGGAGAATAAATGAAAACATTACAAGAACAATACAACCAAATTAAAAAAGGAAATGGCAGTAAGCATATTTTTCTTAAAGAGGTTAAAGCTAAATACCCTAACTTAGTACGTAACGCTGCTGGGTTTGAAGAAGCCTCATCTGCTCTTATTAAAAGAGATATTATAGCAGAAAGTAGTCTTCACGTAGCAACAGGTTCAACTGAAAAACCTAACTGGTTTAAATTGTTTGATGAAAATATGAATTTAATATCAGAAGAAGAAGCTAAAGCAATAGAAAAAAAAGTATCTAAGGAAGTAACTGACTTACAAGCTCCAAATAGAGGATATGATTATAAAGATGATAAAATGCTTAATAATGTATCTGGTGAGCAATTCCGTCAAGGTTACTTTACAGAATTAACTGATGTAGCTAATAAAGACAAATCAAAAGAAGAGTTAATTGATATGGTAATTAAAAACATAGATAAAAATCCTTTATACTATGTTGAAGAAGCTCAATTTGGAGTTAAAGGCATTGGTTACACTGATGATACCCCAGGTTTAGGAAAAGGAAAACAAGTTAAAGACGCTGGTGTAGGTGGAGGTTATGGTACTGAAACTAAAAAAGACTTCCCTGAAGGTGAAGTAGGAACTGGTTATTTAGAATTAAAAGAAAATAAAATGATATCATTAATAGATTTATATGAAAACAGTCCTTTAGGTGAAGCACCTAAAAAGGTAAAAAAGAAAAAAGTAAAAAAAGAAACAACAGATAGTAAATTAGCTGAAATTGAAAAAAATGGAAGAATTGCTACTCTTGAATTACAAATTAACGCTTTAGAAGAAATTATTGAAGGAAAAAATGATAGAATTTCTATGGTTACTGAAGATGATAGTTTATCTGAATTAGTTGATAAAAAGAAAATGAAAGAAATGCAACGCGAAGTAAAACTTTTAGAAAAGAAAAAAGCGGGCATGGAAAAAATGTATGAAAAAATGTGCGGTAAAGCATATAAAAGAGTTGTAGGTGAAGGTAGTAATGATAATAGCAACTTAGGAAGCAACGAAAACAGTAATAAAAATTCTAATGATAATCCTGAATCATACTCAGGTTTAGATAAATTTAAAGAAGACTAATATGAGCCAATTACTAGTAGAAACTCATGTCTTTAAACCAAGACAAGTAAGATTATCTGAAGGTAAATCAGATAGAGGTCTTCCTTTAGTTGAGGGGATATTAGCTACTGCTGA